GAAATTGCTCACTTTAGACTTTTAGGTGATGATAGAAAGTTACCATATGGTACATCAATGTTAGAAAAAGCTCGACGTATTTGGAAACAACTTTTATTATCTGAAGATGCGATGTTAATTTATAGAACATCAAGAGCTCCTGAAAGAAGAGTATTCAAAGTATTTGTTGGTAATATGGACGACCAAGATGTTGAACCGTATGTACAAAGAGTAGCCAATAAATTCAAAAGAGACCAAGTTGTTGATAGTTCAAGTGGTAATGTTGACTTGAGATTTAACCAAATGGCGGTTGACCAAGATTATTTTATTCCTGTACGTGACCCATCAGCTCCAAGTCCAATTGAAACATTACCAGGGGCAACTAACTTATCTGAAATTGCTGATATTGAATATATTCAGAAAAAATTATTAACAGCACTTAGAGTACCTAAAGCGTTTTTAGGTTTTGAAGAAGTTGTTGGAGATGGTAAAAACCTATCTTTACAGGATATTAGATTTGCCAGAACAATTAATAGAATTCAAAAATCAATGATTCAAGAATTGAATAAAATTGCAATTATTCATTTGTTTTTACTTGGTTTTGAAGATGAGTTGTCAAATTTCACTTTAGGTCTTACAAATCCATCAACACAGGCTGATTTATTGAAAATTGATATATGGAAAGAAAAAATTCAATTATATCGTGATGCAGTATCTGACCCAGGAAATGGAATACAACCAGTATCAACAACATGGGCTAAGAAACATATTCTTGGTTTCTCTGATGAAGAAATTAGATTAGATTTACAACAACAAAGAATTGAAAAAGCAGTTTCAGCTGAATTGCAAACAACCGCTGAGGTGATTAGAAAAACAGGTGTATTTGATAATATCGATAAATTATATGGTGGTGGAGCCACGGGTACAACAACCTCAGACACATCAACAACCTCTGACTTTGGTGGTGGTGACTTTGGTGGAGGAGGAATACCTGAACCATCAATGGAACCTGAAGCACCTTTGGGTGGTGAAGAAATAGCACCTCCGGCACCAGAAGTACCAGAAGCACCTCCCGCACCAGAAGTTCAACCCGAATCACAAAAAGTGGACTTAAATATATTAGTTGAGAACGATATGATTAAAGGTAAAAACTACTTGGATTTATCTAAAGGTTCACAATCTTTAGGTGATATGGAAAAAGAATTGGAAAACATATTAAGGTCTTGATATTTATAAAATAAAAACTATGACACTAGGTAATTTGATATCGAAGATAAATAAAAGACTTGTTGAGTCTTATGGTAAAAATTCTTTTAAATCTAATATGAAGAATTTTTCAAAACTTGTAATTGAAGATAAAAGTTTTTCTAAGATTTATAATGTTTATTCAGACTTGTCTAAAAACATGGGTTTCTCAAAAGAAGATTCCTTGGAATATATCAATGAAGGTGTAAGAATAGTTTCACAATATAAGAATAATAAGTTCATCAAAATAATGGATTGGGTTCAGGATGTTGTAACAGAAAACGAATATTCTGATATTGATATGTTAGTCTATGGTTCAGATTTATCAAAAGTTGTTACATCAAAGAAAAAGATATCTGAAAATTTACAAAGAAAACAATCTGTTTTGGAAACAGTAAAATTACCTTTATCAACAATAATTGGAATTGCCAACAAACAAATTGAATCAGTTATTGAAACGTTATCTGAATCAGAAAAACAAGAATTTGTTGAATTAGTCTCAAAACCTGAAGAATCAATTAAAGAGGAATTTGAGTCTTTGAAAGAAAAAACTATTGAAAAGTTATCTGAAGTTAAAAATACTGTTGAGGATTTAAGTGTAAAAAATAAAATATCTGAGACTATTGAAAAAGTTAGTAAAGAAAATAGTGGTAAGATAGAACTTATAAAAATGAGACAGTTATATAACTCACTATAATTGTTCTCTATCTTTTACAGACTGAACATATTTTGCTTTTTTGATTTGTTCTCTTCTCGTAACGGATTTTTTCTTGAACTCTTTTCTATCAATTAATATGTTGTTCTGTTTGGTCCTAATGACCTTACCCTTTAGCTCTTTCAACGCTCGTTCAATTCCCTGAGAACCGTGTACTTTGACAATTAACATATAATACAAATATCTAAAAAATAATAAAAATATACATAGATATTCTTATAAAGTGATTTTTTTTGACAATTATTAGTTTTTATCATATATTTTCATTATAGAAATAAACTCGAGCAAGAAATATGTAATGAAAAAAGGTAAAACCTCAAAATTAAATTTATATAAGGAAATTAAAACAAATTACGGAACGGTAGATTCAAAAAACTTAAAATCTATATTCATAAACATACAATCATGGGCAGAACCAACAGATGAGTATGACAATTGGAATCGTATTGTAAACAATCTATCACGGCAAATAAAACATACCGTATATGAGAATTATAACAGAACAATATTCAATGATAAATTTATAGTTGATTTAGATTTGAGAACAAGCGGTATAATGTATGGTAAAAAATCATTCATGAATTTAGAAGTAAATTTATATCTAAAAAATGAAATGGATTTTAAATCAACCCAACTAAAAAATGAAGTAAAAAAAATAATTCAAATGATTTATAAAGATTCAATTATCAAAAATGAGTTTTTTACTTTTTCTTCATCTAAGAAAGAATCGTTCGGTATTATAGCGTAAAGTATCTTTTCATAGTATTTATTTATAAAGTATTATGAAAGATATGAGAATATTAGGACCATCAGAAGTTGGTAAAGGTATCTTGATTGAAATGGATGCGGGATATGTTTCCCCAAAAGATGAATTCAATCTGAAAATGTTACAAGAACAAAAGACCCAACTTGATTATTCAAAACCTTTTGTATTCTACGCCGTTTTACAAAAACACGGAGTACCAAATAGAAATGGTAGAGTTTACCCCGAAAGAATATTAAAAAGAGAAGCTGAAAAATATAAACAAATTATAAATAAAGGTTTATCAACATCAGAATTAAACCACCCAGAATCTTCATTGATTGATTTAGATAGAGTGTCTCATATCATTGATGATGTTTGGTGGGATAATAATATTCTTATGGGTAAGTTAAGATTATTGACTTCACCAGGATTCCACGAGAGAGGTATTGTCTCAACAAAGGGAGATATTGCTGCAAACCTTATGAGACAAGGTGTGACTATGGGCGTATCTTCACGTGGGGTTGGTTCACTAAAAAAAGTTGGGGAACAAAATGAAGTCCAAGACGATTTTGAATTAATATGTTTTGACTTAGTGTCATCACCATCAACACCAGGTGCTTACTTGTTTTCAAATGTTGATGACCGTTCTAAGTATGAGGAAAATCTTGAAGAGGAAACTAAGATGAAAAGTCAGGGAAGTATCGACAAGTCTATTGACTTGATGAAAAAATTAACCGATTATTTAGGACACTAAAAAACATTTTAAATTATGGATGAAAAATATTTTGTTGCAAAGGTAACTTATGACTTACCTGATGAAAACACTGGAAAGGTAAAAAAAATTAGAGAAGAGAAACTTGTTATGGGTTACAATGTAACCGATGTTGAAGCTAAAGTGACTAAAAAATATCAAGGATTTCCGCATGATTGGAGAATCACTGCGTGTCTTGAAAGTAAGATTGATGAAGTGATTGATTAAAAATAAAACGTATTGAATAATTAGACTCGGAGGAAACTCCGAGTTTTTTTGTTTTAATAATATTTATAATAGTAATATTTTTTGTCCGAACACCATGAAAATCAATATTTTTTGGTGTTTGGATATATTTATTATGTAAAATATAGCATAAAAATATGTCTGAAAAGAAAAACATTGTTGAAGAAGCATTAATCCAAATGAAAAATTTGGAATCTATTGTTTCTGAAAATGCAAAAGGAATACTTGCTTCGACCATGAAGGAAGAAATCTCTCAGTTAGTAAAGGAATCTCTGTCTGAACAAGATGATGATGAGGTTGACACAGACGTTGATATTGATATGGATTTGGAACCAGCCGGTGACGAAGACATGGATATGGATACTGATAATGAAGATGAAGTTGATATGGACATGGATATTGACATGGACATGGATACTGATTCCGAAGAACCCATCGACTTGACAGACGTGTCTGATGAGGAAATCTTAAAAATCTTTAAGAGAATGAGTGACGAAGACGGAGTTATTGTTACACAGGATGATGATGAAGTTCACATTACTGATAATGATGAAGACGTTGAGTATATCGTTCAATTAGGAGAATCTGAAGAAATGGAAGAAATGGAAATAGATGAAGACGATAGTTTAGACGCTATCATGGATGAATTATTCGGTGATGGTGGATTAGACCCTTCTGAAGTTGACGTTGATTTCAAAGTTGACCCAGAAAGAGATAACGAAGATGACCCAGACGAAGAGCTTGTTTTCGAAATTGAGTTTGATGAAGAGGACATGGACGAAGAATGGAATGAGTCTGACGACGAAAACATGGTCTATGAACTTGAAATGGACGAAGAGGACGAAATGGAAGAAGGTGATGAATCTTATTCACCTGAAAAAGTCGAAGAGGCAAAAATGACTATAACACCAAAAGGTAAAACAGGAAACGGACCTAAAAAAGTTTCATTTAGTGGTGA